TAATCACCTCTCTGATAATCTCTATCACTATTATAAACTAATGGTTTTTTATATATAAATCTATATAAATCATTATATATATTATATATTTCACCGTATTTAAAATCAAGAGTAGACCCTGTTGTAAAGGTAGTAATTTTAGTGATATAATCATAAATATTCGTATTAATATGATTTAATAAACTAAATTGTTCATATCCCCAAGGTGTAAATTTAGAAGGGTTATAATCTTCCAATTTAACAAAACAAGACCTTGCACCCCTTGGTCTATAAATTTCATGAATTTCACCAATAACTTCAGATATCACTTCATTACCATGACCACCTTTTGTTTTAAATTCTACATAACAATGTTCTTTATTAATATCATTCACACAGACATATAGACGATAAACAGGTGTTGTTTGAATTGTTTTACCTGTTGGTGTATCAACAACAACTTTATAATTATTAATTTTTACTTTAACAATATCATTAAGTTGATAATTAATAATTCTTGGGTTAAATAAAGGTACTTTTTCTAATAGTTGTTGATATATTTCAGTATTATATACCTTATTACCTAAATCATATAAACCATAATTTGATTCACCAAATGTCCCAATAATATATCTATTATGATCTAAAATTTCATCTGCGATATTATTACTATAATTTATATCTAAATAATCTTTTAATCCATTATCACAAGACTTAAAATTAATTTTATTTGATGTAGTAACACCACTTAACTCTTCAGTATTATTTATATAACTTAATTCATTTAAATACTCTAATGATCTATTGTTGGTTGCTAATCTTTGTTGAATGTTTTTTCCAATTGTAATAGCGTTTGTAACATCATTATACTCAGTTTGTGGTGGATTTAAACCTAAATAATAATCTTTAAATGATAGTTTTATTTCAACATTTTGAGCATTAAATCCTTCTAATCTATTTACTCTATTAATTGTGTTGGATGGTAATATATGAGTTGTGATTGGTATATGTTTATTTGTTGTGTATTCATATTTAGAATAACTAAGAATATCATTATTATTTTTACTATTAACAATAAATTCAAAATCTATCTTATCAAAATTCACTTGTTTATCAAATATAACACTATTAGTTACTATTTCATCACCAACATATTGTTGATAATAATTCATAAATAATTTATTCGCCAATAAGTTAGAATCTAATGATTTTTTTGCTTTTAATAAAGGTTTAACAATATACCTATTTGAATTAACTGCAAGATGTAAATAATTATCAACTTCAATTAACGGTGTGATTGGTTTAATAGATAAACCATCAACAATAACTCCTTTTCCTGAAAATCCTGAATTAAATAATACTCTAAATCTTGGATCGTTTAATTCATCATAAATATCTATTTCATTTGGTTTCTCATATTCATAATTAATTTCCTCATAACGATTTAAAGCACATCCCAAATCTTTTGGTATTATATTTAAATATATTTTATCACCAGAATTAAAAAATCCACTATATTTTAGTTTACATACTTTATATTCTAACTTATCATCACCAATAAAACTAAATTCTTCTTCATAATAAATATTATTCTTTTTAATTGATGAATTTAATAACTGAATTGTAACAAATTGCTCAACATTATAATTAGATGTGAAATATAATGAAAATTCAAATGTTAAAAAAGAATCTTTTTTAACTAAATAATAACCATTTGATCTATTATTACTTAAACTAATATCATCACTAATAAATTTAAAATTTTCATTTAAAGATCGAATCGAAATATAATTATTATTATTTGGTGTTAAATCAATTTTTTCTTCTAATGTGTGAATAAATGTTTCATCAATATTTTGTATATAAAAAGGACCAACTTTATATTGGTTTATAGCATATAAACCATCAAAAGTTAATTCTAAATCATCACTAATAAAAATATTATTATCAACTATTTTATCTTTTGCAACAAATGTTTTTAGTGGTTCTTTATCATAAAATATATGCTTTAAATTTAATGACTTGGTTAAATTAATTGAATATCTATCTATTTTTGAATTAATTTTATTTTTTGTAATATAAGCTGGGTTCACATGCATTAATGGATCGGTATTAGTTCTTCCAATATATGATTCATATAAACCAGGTTGTATTTCTATTTCTGTTGTTAATCCAGTTAAATTTATTAACCCAGTAAATTCAACAGTATCACCAGTAACTAAATATATAGTACCGTTATATTCTAAAAATTCATCTTGATAATATGTAACACCAGTTGTTAATGGAAATAATTTTTTATATGTTATATTATTTGTAATACCACTTGAATATCCATAATGTTTAGGTTGTTTAATATATTGTGTTATACCATATTCATCAACAAAAGGTTTAAAATTAACAGTAAATCCACTCATATCTATTGTATTACCAGTAACATTAAAATAACCAACATGTGGTTTAGGTGGTGGACATATAAAATTCGCATTAATATTTAAATAAGCACGTGCTTTGCTAATTGAATTAAATATATATGTTTTCTGTTCTTTTGTTGTAATCCCACTTATATTATTAATATAATCAATAATATTGTTATTATTTGGTATTAAATCCCATATTAATTCATCTGTACCATCAGTTGCAAGATTTGGTGTGGTTATTGTCATACCTGTTACTGTAGTAACATTATCTTTTAATCTATAAATTTTATTATCATATGTAACATAAACACCTAAATACTCACCTAAATACTCACCTAAATACTCACCTGTTGACCCAGTATAATTATATTTAGGATCTAAATAATCAATTCCATCTTCCCAAATAAAAAATACACCATTTTCATTATTACAAAAATCTTGTATTGTTAAATAATATCCAAGGTATTCGTTATATGTATCATCTGAACCAAATATATTTAATCCAATATTACTATTAACACTAATGGTCGGATAATTTTTATTTTTAATTGGTTGATTAAGTTTTATTCTATTTTCAATAATATTATTACTTCCAAGGTAGACTGGTTTTAGTGTTGTATTTTGAAACTCAGAACCATCTGAAATACCCCTTTGATATTTAAATTTATTATCAATTAAAATTGAATTTTCAATTTTTTTACCAGCAGTTAAAATTGTTGTTGCTGGAACAAATTGTTTAATTAGATTAACCCAACTTGAATCAAATTTATTTAAAAACTCTAATGTTCTTATGTTAGTCATAGGAATATTAATATTGTTTAAATAATCGAAATATATCTTTCTAAGTGAAGGATATGAATTTACAATCTTTCTATCTGTTGGTGAAATTAAATTAGTAATAACATTTTTTAAATATTGGTTGAAACTAATATTTTGTATATCAACTTTATTATCAAATGCAAATGGTATAATATTTTTATTATATTTACGATATATTGATATATCTAAAATTCTATTACTTGATAATAATACATCAACTTCCTTAGAATTAACTATTAATCTATCGTCATTAACATAATAATCAGTATAATTATCCGATTTATTACTATAATGATGTGTTGGTGTTGTGTTATAGGTATAACTTTTAATATTATCAGTAATTCTATCTAATTCAAATAAAGCAATATTATCATATTTTTTATATTCGTTAATATATCTTTTTCCAAAATCATATTTTCCAATATTTTCAGTATTTTCATCAATATATCCACCATCTTCTTGGTATGTTACTCCAACAGGTACTGTCGGGAAACCATCTATATCAAATGGAACTCTTTCTAATAAAGTATTTGGATCATCATTAATCTGATTTTCATATATTTTATTTAATATATTAGAAACATTTAATGGTTGATTTACTAAATACACATATTCATTTAATTCAAATATATCTGTTGGTAATCCTACAAGTTTTAATATAAAATCAATAGATTTTCTTGTACCTTTGGATTTAAATAAATAAAAAGCATTAATAAATATTCTTCTCCATAATTCAATATCTATTTCAGCTGGTGTTTTACTATTAGTAGTTGATTTAGTTTCTGTTTTAAATAATGAATCTATTAAAGTTTTTTCATCTTCAATATTATAAGTTTCTAAACCAAGTGTTTGTACAAAATTCTTTATTAATAAATCTGGTATATTTTCTATTTTATTATAGCTAACATTTCGCATATAACTTATACCATCAATATATTTTTTAATATCATCAAATTGTTTACTATACAATTGTAATATTAAATTAAATTTTCTATCCTCAGTATCAAATTCTTTTAATGAATTTGTTATTAAAAAGCGTGATACAATATCTGTTTTTAAATTATCATAATTATCAGCAATATCATTTAGTTTTTTTAAATACGCCTCAAAGTTTTTAGTAAATAAATCAATATTAATATTATCATACATTGGGAAAAATAATGTTTCCTTCACTTCTGTATATTCCCCACTTTCACTTAATTTTGGATATATAAATGATGTAACATATGTTCGTGTATCTAAATCAATATTTAATAAGAATTTTGATAAATCACTTAAAGAATTATAAAATTCATCATAAATTTCTTGTTTAGGTTTTAAATAAAATTCCTCATTAATAATAGTATTACTAATAAAAGGATTTCCAACCACTGTTATTTTTATACCATCACTTTTTTCTGATGGTAATTTACAACTAATAATTGGATATTCAACATTCTTATATAAAAGAACATAATCACTATATGTTAAACTAAAATTACGATGTTTGTTTAATACTTCATTATTAACTGTGGTCCCACTACTATAATATTCAATATTATATGGGTTAGATGTTGTGTTTATATTAACAACAAGTTCTGCTTGATTATCTGTTGGATTATAATAATAATTTTTTACTGTTGGCATTAAAAAAGATATTGCATTATTTTTTAATGCTGCTGGAAAATTATTATATATTTCAATAAAACAGTTTTTAATTCTTTCTTTTAATGAAGAAAAACTGACATATTTATCTAACTTTCTTTTATCAAAAAGTATCTCAACATTTAAATTACTATTAACTCGATTAACTAACGTATTAATATAATCTTGTCCATTATAATTTGGTAGAGATGTTTGTACAATTGTTTCTGCATTATAAGACGTTAATGGTTGTGTAGTCTTATTTAAATCACGTATATTTAATAATTGTTGCTGTCTTTCATCTGTTGGTGAAAATGTTACGCTTTTATTAATAGAAAAATTACCTAATGTGAAAAAAGGATCACCTTGAATCTCATCTTTACTATTTGCAAATTGATAACCAACTAATTTATCACCAAAAGTATCACTACCAAATACACCTAATTTTCCTTGTAATTTATGAAATCTTAATGCATTTTCATATTCTACATATGATGTGCAAGGTACATATTTTCTTACACCATCAATAACATATGTACGATAACCACCACTACCTAATTCTTGTGCAACTTTAATTGCTTCTTCTGGTGTATCATAGATATCTCTAATTATTTTTTTGTCTATTATAAAATTAACTTGTGAGCCCATTGAAATTATAAATTATTTAAATTTTGTGAGGTATCAATAACATCTCTTTTACGTCTCACTTCATATAACGGTTTATTTTGACCTGATTTAACCTCATATAAATCATATTGTGTATGTATGTTACCATCAAAATCAAATAATGTATAAATACCCTTATTAACATCTTTCATTTGATTACCCATTAATGCAATTGCTAATGTTTCTACATCATAATCCACCATTTCTAATTCAATTATTTGTGGTGAAAATGATGTATTTGTTATAATAATATTCTGATCTTTTCTTCCTATAAACGGTGTTGATGTTGGTTTAAAACTTGGTGCCGTATTTGGTGTAACAGTACAAAATAACATATTACCTATATTATTATATACATATTTAATTAATTTTTGTGAACTATTTGCTGTATTGACTTGAATTGGTTCAACTATAAATGATGATGTAATTATTCTATACATATTTGGTATCTTTGTACCATCATTATTCAAATATTCTATTCTATACCCATCTAACCCATTATTAGAAAATTTACTAATGAAAGCTGGTGGAACATTATCAACATTAAAAACCAATCCTTTAACATCTGGATATGTCGCTAATTCCGAACAATCCTCTATTTTTACTCTAATTTGTGCTGGTCTAATATAAATTGTATAAAAACCCTTTTTATTAAAAACTTCTTTTGGTAGTTTTAGATTATATAATCCCCCTAATATTTCAATACCAGTACCACCAATTTCGGTTGAACTCATAACTGGGGTTATTACCTCATCCCCACTAAACTTATTTATTGTTTGGGTTTCACCAAAATTTCTATTATTAGAAAATAATATAATTACTTCTATATCACTTGGATTAACATCCGCTGGTCTTTTAACTCCGTATGTTCCGATCATTTTATTATATTTTTATTTATTATTAAAATCATAACCCTTTGTGTTTATTTTATAAAACCCTTGTCCTGATTTAATTAATTCATTTATTGTTTTTATATTTTTTAATTTTTTTATAGGTTCAAATGCTGTATTATAACCCCTATTAATAAATACATCTGAAGTTATTTTCGGTTCCTCAACTAAACCATCATATAATAATAAATTTGCTGTAACAGAATCTTCATTATTATCTCTCATATATATAAACATAGTTAAATTTTCATTAATATCAATATATTTTATTGGGTTTTTTGTATCTAAATATAAGACATATTCTTTTTGTCCAACTTCATTTAAAATCATTGCTGATATACCTAAACCAGATAATTCAACTTTAATATTTATTCTATAATTTTTACTCTTATTATTTGGTAATGTAAAGTTAGTGGTTCCATCATATTTTTTTAAATCAAAAGGTGATTTACTATTATTTATTTTATTATGGGTGATAATATTTCCATTAATTTTATCATTAATATATTTATCAATCAACATAAACTTACTATCAGTGTATCCTGTAACAAAATATTTTTCATCTGATTCAGTAAAATGGTCTATAACATCTTCATATGTTGATATTATTTTTTCATTTGTTATATATTTAGATTTGGTAGGTGTTATTGAATTTGAATCGTTTTTATTAATGTAATTATCTAAATAATCAAATTTATATGAATTAGGTCCATTATATTCAGCATTAATATAAACACCAGGTATTATTGTATTAGTTTCTAATAATATCGTTATTTCTTGATCATTATTATCTATTTTAATTTTTCTCTCCATAGTTTTTATTTATTTATATAATCATCATTTGGATTTAAATCTACATTTAAATAAATTGGTATTGTAATGATTTTTGTATCATTTGTATTGTTAATAATTCTTAGTTTAACATTACCGTTAATTGTAATATATTTCTTATTATCAAAAAAACTTTTTATCTTATCCCCAATTGATAAAAATAAACCAAATTTACCAATTTCAGTTGGTGAAAATGTACCATTATTATTTAATTTTATACCTATATCAAAAACATAATCTCTTAATTTATTATTATGATTTATTTCAAAATCTATATTACTTATATTTAAATAATTTAAATATTGGGCATCATTATGAGTAACGTTATCAAAATCTTTAAGAAATTCTATTGTATTATTAACACTCTTAGGACAATTAATTGGATTGAATTTATAATATAAAATATTTACCATATTATAAACAAATTGTGTTACATCACCTAATTTTTGTAACTCATCTAATAATGCAAAACTTTTAGATTTAATTTCATTATATTTATTAATATTAGCATATTCTAACATATTAAATTTAGTTATTAATTCTGTTTTATATGTATAAAGTTCAGAGTGTGTTTCATCATATTCATTTTCAAATTTATTAGTGATATGATTATAAGAAACTCTTAAAGGTCTACCTGTATAATCAGTTTGGTGTGAACCGTCGGTTTTATAAGATATATTTAATGCATTAAATAAGTAATCTAAATATAGTTTAATAATATTTATTTTATATATGTTATTTGTTTTAGCATAAAATCGGTTACGTTCAATTAAATTTAATAAGTCTTCAAAAAAATCTATTTCAAACAAATAATCATTAGTTAATTTAACAATATTATAATTTATTTTTTTAAAAGGTAGAATAAACATAGCTTCTGATAAAATGAATTTATATGAATCATTCCATAAAGATTGGGATTCTTTATTGTAAAAGGTTTTAAAATTTTCACCATCAATTGTTAAAACTAAATCATCAAAACTCATATTATTAATTTTCCATACATTATTATCAATATTTTGTATTTGAAAATTTTTAATATCTAAATATAATGATGTTATGTTTTTATTAATCCCATCAATAACATTTTCTTTGGTTTGAATTAAATTCTTATTTAATAAATTATTTGTAAAAATATATTGTTGAGTTTTAACAATAAATTTCTTCATTTGTTTTAAAAATGTTTGTTCGTCAGTTACAGCTTCTAAATTATATTTATTATTATTAACTAAATCATTATCATTTAATTGATAATTTATACCTAAATTATTAATATTAAAAGAAAATGGATTATTAATCTCAGTTGTTATGGAAGTAACTAATTTTGAATCAGTTGGTTTAACACTTGGAACATATAAATTAGTAAAAAATTTATCAAATTCTAATTGATACAAATCAATATTATTACATAAAATATCATATTTTTTAGTTGCTGAATTATATTCATAAATTTTATATGTTTTTTTCTCAAAATCAAAATCATATAATAAATAATTCATTTCATTTACAAATAAGTTATTATCTTGTAACCATTTCTTTTTAATATTAGTAGTTGAAGGTAATAAAGGTATTTTTTTATTATTAAGTGCATCCCAAAATGAGTATTTCACATATAATTTATTTGGTAAATGTGCATTAACATAAAAAATTGAGAATCCCTCACAGCCTTCGGTTAAATTAAATGATGGTCTTTCATAATGAATATTTAATAAATTGTTTTTTTCAGTAATATTAGATCGTTTACTAATATAAATTGGTATTGTTTGTATTCGTTTTTGAGTTAATCTTTCTGGTGAAGAAAAAAATTCTAATAATAAAAATGAATTATAAAAAAAAGATTTATTACTATATAATAAAGGGTCCTTTATCCATTTTTCATTTTGTTTCCAAAATGGTAATGTAAAACTATTATAAAAGAATGGTAATCCATTATTTCTTGGTTTAAGTAATAAACTTTCACCAATAACATCTTTAACAACATATGGTTTATTTGTTAAACTCTGAATTATTGTTTTATCTTTTGGTATATCATTAACTGGTAATGTATTATCTTGAATGGATTGAAAAACATTATTTTTTAAAGGATGGAAAAGTTTTTCTTTCACTTCATTAATATATGGAAGAAAATTATTTTCCATATATGGTGTTAAATAATCAATATTTAAAATTTCTAATTGTGAAAAAAAATATATATCTAAATTAATACTATCTAATAATTCTGGTTTATATTCAAAAACCTCACCATCAATAATATCATTAATTGTATTAAGGGTAATTTTTTCTAAAATATTTTTATAATAAAATTCCCTATCACACGAATCTTCTTCTGATGTTATTAAGTAATTAATAACAAAATCTTTATTATCTTTTATTAACATTCTGGTTCTATGTATTCATTATATGGATTATTATTTAATTCTATTTCAAAATTAACATCTAAACTATTAATTAAGTCAGTTATTAAAGTTTCTCCATTATTAGTATTATTATCACCACTATTAATATCATTAATATTTAATGCATATTTTAAAATATATTTGCGTTCTGGTTGTAAATAAAAATTAATATCACAATAAACATAAAAGCAATTATTCATAAATGGGTAATCAACTTTTTCACCTAATTCATTCATAACACCCATATCGTATATATCTCTCCATATATATTTTTCTCGTTGTTTACTATATTTTTGATATGTTGGACCAACATTAATATTATCACTATCTTCAATATATGTTGATTTTAATTTTATTTTAAACTTATAAAATGGTTGATATTGAAATAAAACATCTTCATAATAAACCCCATGTTTAAATTTTGTTATTTCAACTTCCTCTAAGTTTTCAGTTGTATATTCACATAATGAATGATAAAATATATCACCCTTTTTAATTGGTTTAATAGTATTTATTTTTTCAATACCTAATTCATTTGGTGTATAATCAATAAACATTTCTAAATTTGAATTAATAACTAATTCATTTTTTTTAATTATACCAATATATAAATCAGTTAATGGTTCGTTAAGATTATTTATGTATGTTTCAATATTTATTATATTGTTATTGATAAAATTGTAAATATCTTGTTGATAATAATTATTGGAAAAAGCACATTTATCAACACCATCAATAATATCAATTACTTCTAAAACTTTAATATAATATTCTAATTTTTCTAATTCAACAACCTTAGAAATATAAACATCAGGAAATGTAAAATTTAATATAGTTTTTGAAGTATCTTGTTGAGCAATATTATTTGCAACATCACTTGCAAAATTAATACCCCCAATTTGTTGTGTTAGTCTATTTATTTGATTTATGTTCTTTTTCTTAACATTTAGATATATTTTATTATTAATAATATCTTTAATATAATAAATTCCATCATCAATAATATCAGGTACATTACTTATTATATTAACCTTATTACCACTTTGAAAATTATGACCAATTGGAACATAAAGTGTTATATAATCTTCTAAATAATCATTATTATAAATTTTTGCAGATAAACCTTTTGTTAAATTTAATTTTATATTATCTTGTGAAATTTGTTTCACACCTTTATGCATAATTACATTTCCATTAATATCTTCACCACCAGCAATATTTTTAGATTTTAAAATTATAATATTCCAATTATCATAATTAAAATCAAACATTTGTTGATTAAATATATAATCAACATTATTTTTTCTAACCCTTAAATTTAATATAGGATTAAGTTTACCATATATTCTAAAATTTGATGAACTATTTTTTTCTTTAATATATTGCTCTTGTTCGGATATATTAGAAAATAAATTATTTTCAAAAAAATCTTTTTTGTTTTCATTTAAATATAAAGGTATTTTTAATGGTTCTTGAATTGATCCATTAAATTTTTTTTCACCCAAAATTTCTATAATATTATTCATTTTATAAAATAACTTTTTTCTATATTATATAAAGAATTTGTATCACCCCATAACCCAAAATAATAAAATTTACCATTATAAGCATTAGGGTGCTTAACATCGTTTTCATCACTTGTTGATATATTATTAATACTAATATCTTTAATATTTTTACCTTTACTTCTTCTTGATATAATAGTGTTTGGAATAATATCACCTTTCTTATAAGAAGAATATACTTTATTTGAAATTAAATCTGGTAATTCATCGGTGATATCATAAATTAAAATATCCATAATACCTTGTTTTTCGTTAAAATTTACAGAATTAATAAATACCCCATATGAAAATGTCGCATCAGTGGTTTGATTAAATGCAGGATGAACACTAAATTCATTTGCTTTTGATTCTTCACTTGTACTTTTTTCACTTGCATATAAAGAAGTTGTAAAAATAACATCTGAATTATCACCCCAATTCCATGTTGACGCATCACCAAAAAAATTATTACCATTTTCATCCATAAATTCGGTAGCTTTAAATAAATCAATGAATACATTTCCTTTATTGTAACCATTATCATATTGAGTTCCTAAACCTAAATAAAATTCAAAATCATTAACCCACTCATTATATGTTTCACTTTTATCTTTCCATGGTTCATATACAATATTACTTGCACGTTTAAAAGTAATTTCATTAAATTCATTTTTACTACCCTCAGTATAAATACGTGGAATTAATACAGAACCAATAATGGTTGGAAAATCAATATCAGCAACATTATCGTAATGTAAAGGATAATTCCAAGAAGCATCTTTATGTTCCTCATTAAATTTTGGAAAATAACCTATATAATCACCACTAATTAAAATATTATTTAAACTATGTTTTCTATATGTTGTTTGTATTGTATAAAATTTTCTTTTACGATTAATAATATCATATTCAAATAATCCACCCCAAGTTCCTTCCCAACCACCACACCAAACATCACCATTGTTTGAACAAGGTACTCTAACACCAGGAAGTATGGAATTAATATAACCACCCCAAGGTACTCTTCTACCACCCCAAGAATCATCAGTTTCATAAAATTCAAAAGCGTATGTACCCTTTGTAGGAACACCTAATTCAGTATCCTTAGTTGGTACTAACTCACCTAATTCGTTTGTTATGTAATAATCAAAATACATTGGTAGTGATATTTGAAAAGTGCCTCTATTATAATCACCTTGAAATACACCTAATCTTTTACGACTACCTGGTGTTAAATCATCATCTAACCTATAAACAACAATATCAATTTTAGAACAAGGGTATATATCACCAGATATTTCGGGTTGAGTTTTATTAGTATATTTATAATCACTTGAAATTCCAAATCCAGCACTTGCTGAATGTATTGAACCAAAAAATATTGCTGTTGGAATATATTTATAATTTATACTAAAATCAGCACGTGTTATTCCTATATCATACATACTATCACCCCAAAATGGTGAAACATTAATTGTTTTTACTTCATGGAAAATATTTGGCATTTCATCAATATTAATTTTAATATCAACATCATAATTATTATTACCGATATTAACAAATCCACTATTTTGAATTAATTCTTCATTATCCGCAAGATTAGAATTTATTTTAATTTCTTGGACCAAATCATTAGCAGTTACTTCAAATGAATTAGTGTCGAATATATCAAAATCCATAATAATAGTATGTTGTCCAACAGGCACTCCAAATATCATATAATCACCAGATTCATTAGTTGTTACTGTGTATTTATAATATTTATCCATAATTTCAACATATTGTGGATAATGTGAAAAATCATCTAATACTGGAAAATTACCGATTGCTTTATGACTAATATTCATTTTATTTCTAACACGAGGAAATAAATTATATCTAACACCATTAGGATATGTATCATTAATACTTTCAAATGGATATAATTGAGTTATTTCTATTCTTGATTTATCTTCTTCTGTTAGTGGTATAAATATATTTATTTTTGCATTTTGAATACCTAATCCTTGCGATGTGGTTACTCTACCTACAATTACCCCAAAATCAGATTTGACTCTACTATACGCATCATTAGATGTAATATTTAATGATAAAACATCTAAACTTTGAAATTCATCTTCTAAATTAATTCGTATTTCTTGATCATCCGAATTTAAATCTATTGGTATTCTAACTATTTTCATTATTAACTAATTGGTATTGTTGTTGTAACATTAATATCTACTTCTGGTGTTTTAATTTGTAAAATTTGTTCATTTGTAACATTAATAAATCCATTAGATGTATCAATCTCACCTGTATTAAAATCGATAAGTAAATCATCACTTAATTTATTATCTGAATACCCACCACCAAATTTATTATATACTTTAATACTATTTACATTTAAAACACCACTAATTTGTGTTATTTGTTTAATTAAATTACCAATTAAATAACTTTTACCTAATTGCATTTTTGATTTTTCAAATTCATTCTTTACAACATCAATAATTGAAGCTGTTGCACTTATTTGTAAACCATTTTCTGTTAATACACTTATATCAAAACCAATATTAATAATATTTGCAGGTTTGACAACAACATAATCATTAATCATTCTGTATTTAGATAAATATTCTGCTATATTATTTAACACAAGTGATGATACAGTATTACTTAATTGATTATTAATATCATTAGATAAAACGTTAATATTAATTTTATTTTGTACCTGAGAAACACTTACTTTACTTGGTGCACCAAATTTTGAAGGCATTTTTAATAATAATGCTTTATAATCATTTAATGTTACAGCTCTATTTTGTGAAGCAAAATTATATCCAATGTATTGTCTAATTTCCTCGATTGTTGGTGCATTTCCACCACCAATTGCTGGAATAACATTAGTTACTGTTAAACTATTTCTAACAATATCATTAATCGTATTATCAGGTCCATTAATTTTAAAATTAATTTGACCAACCGTATTTATTGTTCCAACACCGACATTTGTTTCTACACCACCACCTACTCTATATTTTATATATAAAGTTGTATTATTATATGGTGCATAACCTAAACTTAAATTATTAGTGAAATTGGTAATATCATATAGGTTATTATCAGCAAAATTATCTAATATATCTAAACCTTGATTAGTTAGAGAACCAAATGTTAATACACAAAATCCAGTAGGTGTAAATTCTTTAATAAATCTATGATTAATTGTTTTATATTCACCTTTGTAAATACCATTTTCGCTTGGTGTGATTTTATCTTCTATGAAAATACTATCTTCTGCTAATGAATCAACTTCATACCATTTATTAAGATCTGAATTAAATTCACTAATGCTTGGTGCTAATGTTAAATTTGTACCATTTTTATGAATAACTGATTCAATAGATAATACATTATTTTCTGGTAATGTTATTTGATAAAATTCTCTTGTATTTGTTACTCTATGTGTATATATTTTAGTTATTCCAGCAACAACAACACCAGTTTTTGTTATTCTGTAACCACTTAAAATACCATTTATATAAATTGGTACTTTTGTTCTATCAACATTTCCAGTATAGTTAAATAAACTACCAAAATCAATATCTTGTAATAATTCAAATGTTACTGTATTTGATAAAAATTGTGAACCAGCATATAGTATTGGTAAATAACGACTATCTTCTGCATCACCTCTAACTGGGACTTCTATCACAAAATTACAAACAGAAACACTCGCAGCTTTACTTGGTAATTTTAAACCATATGTTTTTGCAATATTGAATAATGATTGTCTTTCTTGTGCATAATCTAAAACAGTTTCTTGTAACGCTCTATCTATATTAAAGTGTAAATTATCTGCAATACCAGCGTTTAAATCTAATAATAATGATAAAATTGAAGCATCATTATAATTTTGTATTAAATTTGGATAGTATTGTTTTATGTAATTAATTTGCTCGTTTTTTAACGATAAAAAATCCCTTTTTGAATAATTTATTTTTCCTGGCATGTTCTTAAATTTATTAAATTTTATTTACATAAGTATGTTTAATTACCTCACCATTTTTAGGTATGATAAATAAAAAAATACTATGTTTCTTTATAAATATAAAGAAAAAAAAAATAAAATAAATATTAAAACATAATGACTACATTATCTGTCATTTGAAATGTTTTGGAAGTTATTGTATAATCAATACTTATACTAATCTTTTGTTCCCCACCTTTATAAGTAGTGTCATTGGTCGCATTTGTTATATTAATTTTATTTATTTTTAAATTGGGAATAAATCGTTCAACTGCACTATTAATTTCATCTTCAATTTTAATCATTGTGATATCATCTAATGGGTCAAAAATATATTGATATAAGTTTGTACCAAACTCTGGTAAATAATATCTACTACCTTTATTTGTTAGTAATAAATGAATTAAATTACTTTTAATTTCTCTTTCTGGTATTTCTGTTAATTTTAAAAAATCACCATTATTACTATCATTAAATGGGAAATCAATACCATATGTTTTTTTTCTTACTTCCATTGCTTTTTATTATAAATATATAATAAAAAAAATCTGACAGTAAATATTCTATTAGATTTTTTTATTTTATTTTTTAATTAAGTGGTTATTTAATTTATTAATAGTCCATTTAATTAAAGTTATTGCTTGCTCTAATGTTAAATCAGTTTCTAATTTTTGATATCGGCAAGGATCATCACAATATTTACCTAAACATGTGATTATTTGTTTTCTTGGAAGTGAATCATCATCATCATAATTTAATTGTTTATTACAATCACAAATAAATCTATTCCTATTACAAATAAAATAATCTCTTAATTTATAATCACTCATATTATCCACATTTACTCCATCCACAACTACTACATGATTTACATCCATCTATAAATACAAGTGTTTCAGCACCACAATTGGGACATAATTCACCTTTAATTTGTGTATCATCTTTTATAAACTTTTTAATAGCTCTAATAACACCATTTTTCCAAGTTGTTATTGTATCGTTATCAAAAGTTAAATTACTAATTAAGTTAATTACACTTGGTAGTGGCATACCGTGTCTTAATATTCCAGAAATTAGTTTAGCATAATTCCAATATTCTTTATTAAAAATTCTACTTAATCCCTCAATAGTTACGTTATAACCATCTATATCATTAAAAATAAAATCATAACGTGCTTTCTTAGTTTCATCTTCTTTAACTCTTACAACCCAACCTTTTTCAATATTTTGTGGTATTAAAAAAGCCTCTGATCTACCAGTAAATATTTCATATGGTCTACCATCTAATAACCCTATAACCGCAACCCATTTTTCTTTACCATTTTGAAAACGTAATACATTTGCTTCTAATTTTTTAGGTCTTTTAGGTGCATTATTTTCTTGAAATCCCACCTTTTTATTATCATTTTTAGTAACTAAAACACCATCTCTTGAACCATCCCTATATATTGTCATACCTTTACAACCACTTTCCCAAGCAGTATTATAAATTTCACTAACAATTTCTTGCGATGTTTCTTTTGGAATATTAACAGTTACGCTAATTGAATGGTCCACCCATTTTTGAATACTAGATTGTAATTTTACTTTTTGAACCCAATCAATATCATTAGATGTTGATTTATAATAAGGTGATAATTTAATTAAATCATTTAATTGTTCATCACTATACTCATTAATAACATTATCAATATTGTAACCATTAACTTCTAACCAAGTTATAAATTTATGATGTAAAACATTATATTCCACCCATTCTTGACCTTCTGAATCAATAAAAGCAACAACGGTTTTAGGATCATTAGGGTTAATTTTTCTTCTTCTTTTATATGATATTTGAAATACTGGTTCTATTCCAGATGTTGTTTGGGTACATATACTAACAGAACCATTTGGTGCTATTGTTAATAATGATATATTTCTTCTACCATGTTTTATCATTCGATTATATAAATCAATATCATTTTCTTTTATTCTTTGAATAAAACCACTTTTTTCTTCTTGTTTCGCATTATAAATTGGAAACTTACCCCTATCAATTGCCATATCAACTGATGATTCATAAGCACTTAACGCATGTAATTGATGTATTTTTGTTGAAAATATAATACTTTCATCTGAACCATAAGTTAATCCCATAGCTGCTAACATATCACCTTCTGCAGTAACCCCTAAACCAGTTCTACGACCTAAAATAGTTTTATCTCTAATGTTTTCCCATAATTCAGTTTCAGTTCGTTTAATATTATAAGGCTCTGGATCACTATTAATTTTTTCTAATATTTTATCAATTTTTTCTAATTCTAAATCAATTAAATCATCCATAAGTTTTTGTGCTATTTTCACATGTGATTTAAATAAATCAAAATCAAATTCAGCATTTTTAGTAAAAGGATTTTTTACATATGAATAAAGATTTAAAGATAATAAACGACAACTATCATATGGACATAATGGAATTTC